TTATTTGAATCAGGAAACAAAGTGTTTAAACTACCAGTAGACATGTTAGTTCTTTTCCTAACTCTTTTTCTGTTTAACTTTATAGATTTTGGCGCTTCATTTGCTATTGCTAAAACTTTATATTTACTAGGAACTTGAACAGCTAAATCAGCTCCATGTGCTTTTTTTAGATATAAAAATGTTTCTTCATCAATTTTATTTCTATCTGAAGAGTTAAAAGAAATCCAAATATTACCACCAGAAGAATCATACCATCTATCCATAGCTAGGTTGTAATATTCATTTGAACTTTCTTTAACGTAAAATTTAAAATTTTTAGCCTCAAGTGGCGCAGGCGTTGTTATTTGAGCAGATAAATAGTTAGAGTTTGTTGATTCTGTAATAGGTATAACAACACTAGAAGACTCATCTGTTAATACTGGTGTTTCTCTGCCGTAGTCATCAGTATAAACAACACCTAGCTGATATTCTCTTAAAGTTTTTAAAGACTTAGAACCAAACTCATCAATTAAATTTCTTGACGAATAAGAAACGCTTGTTAAAACTTTATTATCTACTAAATCACTAATGTTTAAATTTTGTAAATAATTTGCATAAACAATTCTATTACCAACTATCTCTTGTGCTAAGGCCTGTGTAGGAACATTATCATATGGTCTTAATAATTGATTTGAAGCTACTGTTTTAAATATAGTATCTGATGTTATTTCATACGCACCTAAATTTGGTGGGTTTGATGTTGCTGAGTAGTATCTTCCTAAACTATCATTTTTTGAAATAGAATCTACTATATAAACATTTGGTGAGTTCGATTCTTTGTATAATATCTCTATTTTTTCTACGTCTTCTGGCGTGTCAGCTGTTACAAATTGTTCTACTATAACTTTGCTTAAATTGTTAGACATTGCTGTGTTGTAACCTTGTTCGTTACTCATAGAATAAGAACCAGGCAAAAAAGCTACTTCAGAAAATGGACCAAAAGGAGAATACTCGCCGTCTGCGTATATATATCTATAAGAAAATCTAGGAAATTTTTGTTCAAATAACGTGTCTTTAGCTTGTTCAAAATTAACAACCCAAGAAGAGTTTGCTCTAGTTATGTTTGGAGCCATACCTATAATTACAGCATGCACATCTACATATCCTGTTAACGGCGCGCCTGTTGGAGTTAAAACAGATTGAAATGGGTTTTGTGAAAAAGCATCACCTCCAATAATCATCATTCTTATATCCCAGTCATTTGACTCTTGATACTCTTGATTAAAATTTTGGTTTAACGAATCGTAAGTACCATCACTATCAGTATCGTATATTATAGAATTTGTTTCGGCAGATTTTAAATGTATAACAGTTTGGTTTGCAACAAGATCAAAAGGTGTTGTTGATGATGTGTTCAGTATTACAAAATTAAGATAATCTCTTGGACTTCCGTCAGGATTTAAACCGTGAAAACCAGGTGATAAATCACTACCAAATTGATCTTGAAATTTAAAATTAGCAATTATACCTGGTTGATTAAAGTTTTCTGTAGGTGTTAATTGTAAAACTGGAGCTGTTTTAGGAGCTGGCTTTATAACTGTAATATGTTTTTCTTGTAAAAATTCACCACTAGGAAGTTTTGTTGATTGGTGAAAAGAGTCTGTGTGTTCTTTGCAACGATCTATATTTATTTTTTTTGGCTCTGAATAATCGTCTGTCCAAAAAAGTAAATTATCAATAATATTTATACCAGTTATAATTTTTTTAGGATCAGTGTTGAAATTTAACACTTTTTCACTTGTAAAAGTTATTATTAAATTTTCTTGAGAGTTTGAGTCTGCTTGTATTTGTGCAAAATCCAAAGCAGTTATATTACCACCTGGCGCTGGGTTTAAGTTAGTATAAATTCTAGTTAAATTTGGAGTAGTGTCATTTACAACAGCCAATACTTTCCACGGTCTTGTAGTTGCTGTATAATTAAATAAATTATCATAATTGTATATTGAAAACGTATCATCAGCCTTTGGCACATAATCTGAGTCTGCCAAGCCATCAACTAAAAAATAAATATTTTGCCCTGCTGGAACAGTGTTATCTGCTTGAATACCAGGGCTTGGATTTAATATAAATTTTGTTTCAAAAATATCAACTAAAACAGGATTTACCACTGGGTTTGTAGGAGAAGAAGAAGCGTCTGCTTCAACAATCATATCTTTCTTAGGCATGTAAGCCCCAAATTCTACTGTAGCGTCAGCGTAAGACTGCCCTGCACTTATTTCTCTGTCTTTAATAAACCAATAAAGCTTTTCATTTTGACCGTTAGATATACTACCAATACATCTACCTGTTGAAAAACCTTGTTGGGCAGATAAGTTTTCATATAAAGTAGATTCTGCAGATACTAATCTATTACCTAAAACATTTTGCACAGCACCAACATCAGATCCTTCTGAAGTTGATACTTGTATGTTCATGGCATCTCTATATTCGCCATTAGGTACTAATCTTTCGTCCAGGTCTTTGTTCATTTTGCCCGCCGAAAAAGTGTGCTTAATATCTGGCATGCTCTAGTGTTTTATTTGTTTAGATTTACCTCTAAGTATTTGAGTTAATTCTTCTATTTTTAAATTTGATAGTCTTAGCTTTGCTTTTCTAACAGCAGCAAACTTATCTTTTTGAAATCTACGGACTATGTATTCTTGTACATTAGCTCTTGTAGACATTATAGCGTATGCTATACACTTGTACATAGCTTCTTCCGCAAACTTATGTACTTGCATTTCAGCGTCTGTACCAAGACTATCACTTATGTATTTTAGTATTACAGTTTTTCCAGAAATATTAGATGAAAAATGTATTCTTCCTTGTAATTCATCAATAAAAAATACACCGTTATCTTGTGCTCTTTCAGTATCTAAACCATATCTTTTACCTTCAGCAACCCATCTAGTATCGCTATCGTAATCATCACCAGTTGTAACCGAGCTTTGTGATCTATATTTGTTTAAAGTATCGGAAGTTGGAAATATATTGTCTTTAGTAAATCTTAATTCAACATCAACAGTACCTAATAAATCATTTGTTGGAGTAGCGCTTAGCGTAATTTGATTGTTTACAGCGTCTATGCTAGCTATTGTAGTTCCTAATGGTATATCACTACTACCTGTAACGAACATACCAACTTCTAAATCACCAGTAGGTAAATCATTTGATATAGGAAAAACTAAACTTAACACAGCAGAGCTATTGTCAAAAGGACTAAACTGTTTGAATATAACACCTTGTTGGGTTAAAGAATTTTGATCGTATATACTATCGTTATCAGTGTCAAAGTCATAAGTTCCGTCATCATTTTGTTTTATTGAAAAAGGATTTGATGACTTGCTAGTTGGATATATTGTGTGCTCAACGCCAGAGCTATCTACCCAAGCTAACTTAACATAGTTAACGTAGTCTTGTGGTAATACCATTGATAAGTTTGGTGGTATTTCTATTTCTTGAGATTTTGTAGATTTAAAAGTATCAAAGCTAAGCTCTTGTAGTGAACGCATAGCGTGAAATTGCACATCAGATCTTTTTATTTTACTTATTATTTTGTTTTCACCGACATATGCAATAATAAATTGATTTATAATATTTTCTAAAGAAGTAAACTGATAGTTACCAAAACCACTATTGTTATTGTAATAATCTTGCTGCGTTGTTTGTATTATCCCCATTTATTATTGTTTTTCTTGTTGAATACTTTTCATGTCTTGCGCTTGACCTGTTTGGTATAAGGTCGGGTCTTCTATTGATACACCAGCTAATGTTAAGATTTTATTTACTAAATTGTTTTCTTCAGAAGCATGAAGCTCAAAGTTTGCAGAACTAGTACCGTTGTATAAAGCCTTTTCTTTAACAACAACATAACTCCAATTAACCGGCGTTGGGTATTTTATATATTTACAACTAATACCAGATATTATAGTTAAAGGATATACTTTAATAGTATTGTTTTCTCTAGTGTAAATAGGTCTTGACAAAGAAGGCGCTGCCAAAGGAGAAGACTCTAAAAATAATTGTTCGTTATGATTAATAGGTTCTACTTCAACACTTCCTATACCACCGCCTGCAGTTCTATCATATATTACCGTACCTACAGAATAAAAATCTTGCAATGTTGCTAAACTATAGCCGTTTAAACTATTATTAAAAGACAAGTTTGAAGTACGTCTAAAATTACTTACTTTTTCTTCTAATAAACTTAACATATCAGAATGGTCTGTGCTATTACCGTTAACTCTACCAAACTGATTTATGTCATAAAAGTATTGATCAAATATATCCATCTGTGCTTGATTAGCAAATAAATTAAACTCTTGAGGTGTTATATAACCTCTTTGTTCTTTGTTAGCTAAAGCCAAAACTCTTTGATATACTGTGTCTACACTTACCATATTTTTTTATTTTTTATAAGGAAACGCTTTGTTAAGCGCTTCTTTTCTTTTGTTACAACCACAACCTTTTTTACCAAACACACCTTGCTTGTCTAAGTATTGTGTAAATGATTTTATACCAGTCGCTGATGTAAATTTTTCTATTGAATCTCCTAAACCTTTTGATTTCATATTTAATTATTTAGTAGTTGCAGTCGCCCCGTAGAGCGACCGCTTCTACAGTTTGATTATTTTAATTGTTTTTCTATATTTGTATAGATTTCCATACCTTCATCAGTTTTAAACCAAGCAGCTAAAGCTGAGTATGGATGCTCGTCAAAAGGAACATTCATTAGTTTTCTATCATTAGATCCCCACGTAAAAGTTCTTTGATCTCCAGATAATTTTAATATTCCAAGCTCTGTAGCTTTAATACCAAAGTTTCTAAGTTGAACGTTATCATCATTAACTAACTCTAAGAACAAACCAGGATTTCTTTTAGCATATAACAGTAAATCTCTTTTAAGTTCTTTAGAACTCATCTTAGATGCTCTAGAACCAACTTCAACTCTCATTATAGCTTCTGCCATATCGACATCCATGTTCATAGCTTCATTTAACGCTAAAACTTCCATTTCTAAATAGTCGATTTCAGATGCAGCGTTTTTCTCTGGTTTTAACTCTTCGTATATCATACCTTTGTGTGGGTGATATAAGCTTAATAGTTTTTGTAAAACTGTTTTTTCTTTTGGTACGAATAAATTTCCAGATCTAAAAACAATATGAGCTAATCTTTGATCTCCTTGCATTTCATCTACAAAAGGAGTTCTTTGATTTTCACAATACTTAAGTTCTCTTTCATAACCTTTTTCTTCATCAAAATGATAAATATTTGCAGATTTAATAGATCTTGAAAGAGGTCTTTTATTTCCTTTTAGAAAATACATTCTGTCTTTTATTTCCCAAGCTGGTTTTACAGGTTGAGTTTTTTTAGGTTTTGGTGTTTCAACAACTGGTGTTTCAACAACAGGTACCTCTACCTCTTGTGTTTTTTGTTTTTTTGCCATAATATAATATATAATAAAATTAATAAAAAGAAAAGGACCGAGGCCGAAGCCCCGGTTCTTTAAATAAAAGTGCTTATTTTAATAACATAAAGTTATTAGCACCTTGAGTAATTAAACATCTCTCAGTTAACATGTGGATTTGCATTGCATCTAAAGCAGATGTAGCAGCACCAACAGAACCAGTAGTCCATGTTTTCATTCTTCTATCGTCAGTTTGTGAAGCTCTATATCTAACGTGTAAGAATGGTCTTTTCATACTTGCACCAACAGTTTGGTCATAAACTGAAGAAGTACCAGCAGGGATTAAGACACCTCTAATTGCATTTGCAGCATTAGCAGAGTTAATACCACCTCTAGTAGCCTTGTCGTTTAAGTATCTAAAGTCAGACTTGTAGAAATCGTAAGATCCACGTCTGAAACCAGAGAAACCTAAGTTTAATGCCATATCTTCAGAGTTGTTGAATACACCATAAGACGTACCACCAGCACCGTAAGAATTCATTGAAGCTAACATATCGTCAATAGCTAAGCTAGTAGCTCTATTTACGAACATCATGTTTTCTTCAATAGCACCTTGAGAATCAAACTCAGCTAAGATAGCGTCAAACTCAGCTAAATCAGTAGCAGCATTAACACCAGTTACACCAGTAGTAATGTTACCTCTGTCTTCAATAGCATCGAATAAACCTTGAGTACCAACTTTAGCACCAGCCATGTTTAACTGTGTATCAGCTGTAGTGCTAGAACCATCAGCAGCACCAGGTACAGCTTCTAGCATTGACATCTCTAAGTAATCGTTAAAACGAGCTCTTGTGTCAGCTTCAGCTTTTAAGTACCATAGGTAACCAGAAGCACCACCTTCAGAAGAAACTTCAATCCAACCAATTCTAGAAGCATCAGAACCTGAAACTTGGTAGTAGTCTTTCATAATGATTGGCTTGTTAGTAAATGTTTGAACCGAAGGCTCGTTAGCACCTCTACTATCTTCAGTGTTAAAAGTACCATCAGCTTTATCGTATTTAGTACCTTTACCGTATTCAGAACCATAAACTAATATTGTAGTTGCTAAAGCAGCTGTAGTATCAGTTAGTGTAGTAGCTTCATAAGGAGCTACAGTAATTGTATCATTAGATACAACAGTAACTAAAGCTTTAACTACACCGTTAGTTGAATCAGATATAATAACAGTATCGTTTACTCTAACACCATGCTTAATTGGGCTGTTACCAGAACCAGAAATACCGTTAGTAGTATCAGAATTGTTACCATCAATATCAGATTGAATCTCAATAGTAGTTGTTGTTTTTACCTCACATTTGTAAGATAAATGTAAACGACCTTGCTCAGACCAAACAACTTGGTCAGCAGTCATCGCTTCTTCAGCCCCAACTTGTGATAAGAAACCTGAAATAGTTCTCGGTCCGAAAACTTCAGCTTCTTTTTCCATTAGGTCTGGTACATATTGTTGTCCCCAACCTGCATTTGATGCAGATGAAAGATCAAGATAATTTGTTTGTAATGCTTGCTGTATTGGAGCAGGCACACTGTTTAAATTACCTCCAGGATTTGAAATTGCCATAATTTTGTAATTTTAAATTTATTATTTATTTATTTTTAATTTTAAACTTAAAGTTAGGAGAATCATCATTGTTAAGTACTCTTACTTTTGGCCCGCTAGTATTATCGTTTGAAAACGATTGTCTAGGATCCATACTTACATTTTTGGCTTTGGCAACACTATCTTTCATAGCATCTGCTTTACCTTGTTCATAAAAGTGCTTAGCAATAGCGTCGGGATTCATTGCTGCGTATAAAGACTTGTGATAACCTTTAGCATCTGACATTTCATTGTTTTTGTTCAAAAACTTTTTGACAAAATTATTAATGTCGCTTTGTGTTTCTTTAGTCTCTTGAGCATTCTTCACGTTAAACCGATATTTTTTATCACCGACGTTATATTCAAAACCTTTGAATTTATCGTTAAAAACTTCTTGAGTTCTTAATTTAAAAGTATTAGTTTGTTGATCCGCTATTTTTTGAGTTTCTTCTGACTCTTTGTTGTATCTATTAAAAAAGTTTATAGCTTTTTGTTGTTCGGTAGTTAACCTAGAACCGGCTTTAACTTCTTCATAGTATTTGGACTTCTGCCCGTCCAGGTGGGCTTTAGCGCTGGCAACTTGCTCTTTTAGCGCTATTTTTTTCTTTTTAATCTCTCTATCGCCATCTTCATCTTCATTGTATGAAAAAGAATCATCTATTAAAAATTCAATTTCATCAGATGTTAAGTGAGATTTTGTTTGTTTGTAGTACTCTCTAAGAACTGTCATGTCATCATAACTAGAAAAGTCTTGATTAAGACGTACATAGTCTTCTAATGTACCACCAGTTTCTTCCATAAAATCTACAACTTTTTGTAAATTTTCAGGTATTGCTTTGCCAGTTTCTTGAGCCTCAGTTATAGCTTCTTCAACTTCTTCAGCTAGTTCTTCTGTTTGCTCTTTAACTTCTTCTTCAGTAACTTCTTCTAATACTGGAGTTTCTTGTGTTTGTTCTTCCGGTTGTACTTCTTCTTGTTTTTCTGTGGTGTCGGCATCTTCAACGAGCTCAACCACTCCGCTGTCGTCAGCGTTATCTTCTTTAATTTCTTCTGTGGTTTCATTTTTTTCTTCTGTTTTTGGTGTTGGTGGTTTATCTAAATTTACTTTAGTAACACCATCATCAGTTGGTGTTTCTTTAGATGTATCTACTTTTGTAACCTCTTCGGTTACGTTTTCTACGTTTTCTTCCATAATATAATATAATAATAATTAATAATTGTTACCTAGGATCAAAGCTACCTAAATCAAATCCGCCTCCTAATATATCATTACCTGCAGACTCAAAGTTTTTAGGTGGTTTGTCATTATTTCTTTGATCAATAAGCTCACTTTGTTGTGAAGCTTGGATTTTTGTTCTTTCGTCTTTACGATCTTCTTTTTCTTTTTCTTTAGCACTAACAGTTTGATTTTTCATACCTTCAAGTTGCATGTTCATTTGAAACTCTAACTGCATTAGTTGTTTTTTGTATTCAACTTCTTGAGCTTGTTTTTGAGCATCAAGTTGCGCTTTCATTTGTTCAAGCTGCATTTCTGTTTGCATTTTAGCTTGTTCTTTTTGTACTTCCATTTCAGCAGACGCTTGTTGCGCTTGTATATTAGCTTGTGACTGTGCTTGTATATTTTGTTGTTGCATTTGCTGATCTTTATCTTGCTTTCTTTTTCTACGTATTTTAAGCAATTGATTTGCCAGCTTTATGTTTTTAATATTTCTAAGATCAATAGCGTCAGCAAGCTCAATTAATTGTTGTTGCAATGCCATTTGAATATTGTTTTCAAGCATTGCTTTTTCTTCATCGTCAGGAGTTAATTCTATAAATATACCAAAATCATATAAATGTAACTCTGCCATTTCCTCTAATGTAGCAACATTATGTACTCCAATTTGCTGTATAAAAGCATCTTTAGTTGGTGAGTATTCTATAATATCAGAAACTCTAAGTGATAAACACTCAGCAGTTTCAGCCGTTAAATATAATCCAGCTTGTAATATATGTCTTGTAGCAGTATTTGAATTAGCCGCAGCTAATTTTTGCACACCTACTAAAGCATTTTTGTCAGGAGTACTACCATCTCTAGCCTCATTAAGCCCGGTAGTATCTCTTATCATTTGCAAGTAATAATTATATGTACCAATTAAACTTTGCATTTTTTGACCACCAGAACCTGATTGTATTTCTTGAATAGGTACTTTACCTGGGTTCATATCACCTTCGCTTGTAAATGATCTACCAATAACAGATCCTGTTTGAAAGAACATGTTTAAAGCTTCTTGTGGATTGTAGTTTGTGCCATTACCTAAATCTATTTCAGCTAAACCATCAGCATCTAAATAAACACCATCTGGAACCATACGTGATAACACTTGTTGTAGCTTTAAATGTGTGAGCTGTATCATATCAGCAAAACCTGTTATACGCTGAACTAAAGATTCAATACGACCTTTATACATACGTGGAGCTACAATACTATAGTTCATTTTAACCTTAGTATAATCGCTTTTAGGTCTCATCATGTTTTTAGCCATCTCCCATTTTAACAACTTATCTGTTCCTAGAATCACAGCTCCATCATATAAACACTCTACAGATCTTTGTAGTTTTCCAAAGTTGTCTTCATTAGGTGGATTAAATGTGTCGTCCTTTTCTAATATTTTATCAGCACCACTACCAGTTTCTTTTACTTTATAAACTTCGTTCATGTATGTTTTATAGTTAAAATATAAAACTTGAACTTTGTTATTATCTTGTTCGCTATAACTATAACCTTGATTATAATTTGTTTTATTATAGTTTTTATCTTTAACTATATTTTCTAATTCTTCTTGGGTTAAATGTGGAAATTGTTTTACAAGCTCATTTATTGGTATAGTTTTAACTTCACCAACATAATATATATCATCAAAATACGGTGACTCAGTGTATGAGTAAACTAAATCAGCAGGATCAACATAATCAATAACAACACCCTCTGAAGTATTAAAAGAAGTTTTAACTGCTCCAATACCTAACACGGTAAGATCGTAGTAAAAACGTTTTTTAATCAATTCGTAGTTATTACCTTCCATTAAAACATTAAGTGCTTGCTCTTCTGCTAACTCAACTGATTGCTTGTAACTAAGTTGCATATGTAAGTCTAGCTCTTCTTGAGATTGAGGTAGTGTTTCTTTATCGTTTTCATACATACCAACACCAAAAGCTTCTTCAACATAATTATTAAACTCTTGAGTTCTCATGTCGTTTAATATAGAATCCATATACTCTGTACGTTTAGCTACGCCATATGGATCTTGCGAGTATGCTTTTATATCATAAGTTCTTTCAGCAATACCATTTACAACTATGTCAACAAATTTAGGTATAATAGGTACTGGTTTCCAGTCTAAATTAAGATAGGACAAATCACCGTTTATAGATAACTCGTCCTTATACTTTTGTATTGATTGCTCACCTCTAGCATACAACCTTAAGTCATTAAAATTATTGTGATTTGTTCTGTATCTAGTGCTACCTCTCTCAGTATGAAACCACTCAGCTTCAATAGCTTTAGCTACTTTCAAACCATAATCATAGCTCATTTTTTCTACGTCGCTTACGACTTGAGATGGAAAATAACTTTTTACAATCATATTTCTTTTTTAATTAATTTTGATGTACTGCCTTTGTTTTCGTATTTAGCAATATTTATATTTAGTTTTGGTTTTTGTACTGGGGCATTAGGTCTATACAAATGCCTGTTGTTTGCCATAATCGCTAAACCAGAACTAATAGATGCATCATGTTTTGTTCTTTTATTTATATCAAACTTTGCCCAATCATTTAACAACTCGTTAAAATAACAATTACCAAAAGTACCATCTTGCGCCATGCCAACATGGTTTTGTATGTACATTTCAATAGCAGCGGCATGAGCTTGCTTTATATCTTCACTTGAGTTAGGTATACCACCCACTTCTTTTTCTGCAGTAGATAATTTGTTCCATATTTTATCAGGCCTATTCATACTAAAACCTCTATAACCACGTCTTCTTAAATAATACAATAGACGAGGTTTATTGTTTTCTGCAAGTAAAGGCATACCATAAAATACTAAAGCCATTAGTATATCTTCAAAAAATATCTCTGCAGTTTGTGGTCTAGCTAAATACTCTAAAAAAAATGTATTAGCTGGTGCGTCTTCCATGCTAAACTTAGTTAGTCCATGTAACGCTCCTTTAGATCCTTGACCATCAACAGTACCACTAATATCGTAACTATCACAGCCAAACGAACCGATGTGATCATTTCCTGGGTATCGTACTCCATTTTTTATTATAACGTTGTTTTGTATATTTGTTGGTGGTACCCAACTTACTTTAAACCTACCTTTTTTATCTGGATAAAATATTACTTTAGAATCTTTAACACCATTTACCCATTGAAAATTACCTTGAGTTATACCTAATGTTCTAGACATTTCCTCGTTGTAATCTATTTGTTCGTATAGTTTAACTAAGTTAAATATACTATTTTTTGTTTCATCTCTAAACGCATGTTCTGTAGTTCTTGGAAACTGCCTATAAAATTCGTTTAGTGCATCTTGATCTCCTTTTAAACCGTCAGCTTCATTTTGCCAACTATCTATAACACCTATATCTATTAATTCCCCATGTGGATCGAAGACTTCATGATCCGGAGTATTGAAGATTGGGCTTCCGTGCTCATCAATAAATCCTTCGTAGTTCCACTCCATTGGGATAAAAAGAGAATATAAGCCAGACGCTGTCTGTCCATTTCTGTTTCGCTTAGTAACGTCTGATGCATTATATAGTTTTTTAAAGTTTTCCCCACCTTTGTCTAAAGAGTTTGATGTTGAGCCCATCATACATTTACCTATAATCCTACTACCTAATCGTAAACATGTTTTTGTAACTCGCCAGTTATTTAATATATTATCAGGTCTTTCCCACTTACCACTTTCATCATGTACTAGTAACTTTAGTTTTTCACCGTCATAACTATTGTCACCTGTATTTTTCCAGTCTATAGTTGTATCTAATCCTTCTAAATCTTCTAGCTTTTCGTTTGTTGTAATTTTCTTTCTAGTGAACTTAGAAGCTGGAACTCTATATGCAAGCTCGGATTTTGGCCGATCCATACCGTCTTGAATAGGACTAAAAAAGAAAGGATAATTAATCGATATAGGTACAACTTTGTCAGTAAACATTTTCTTAGCATCAGCTCCTGTTTTAGATAATATACCAAACCTAGCATCACTTGATATTGTAGCTTGATTAACCGTTTCAGCTGATGACATAAAAGAAAAACCAGATCGTCTGTTTTTAAGATAGCACATGCCATAACATCTTTTATCTGCTTTACATGCTTCCCAAAATATATAGAACAATCTATTTGCTTCTCTAAAGTCTGGCGCGCCTACATCTATTTTACTCCACTGCAGATACATATAGTGTGTACCTGTTATATATGTTGATGTGCCGTTGTTGTTAAACCAAAAACCTTGCTCTCTACGTTTAAACTCTTCATCTATATAGTCAAACCATTTAGCTTTGTTTTCTTCAGCGTAAGCTCTCCAGTCAAATATATTTTTAAGCCTACTTAATTCTTTTGGGTATTCAAACTGTTTCCACTTTTTTTCTTTGTTGCTATACACACTGCGCTCTTTCGGTAATGCTATCTGAAAGTTTTGTATCTCGTATATCTCACCTATCTCACCAGTCTTAGATATAACTACAAGATCGTGTTCTTTGTTGTAACCGTACTTCCACTTCTTACCTTTGTTAAGTCTGCTTATAGTAGTTTTCTTTATAGGTTCTACTA